TGTTTTGTGTATTAGATTTCTTCTTCCTCTTCAGTTACGCCATACTTCTTGGCTTGTTCTACTATTTGATTAAAGTTATATCCTGCGGCCTCGATCTCTGCTCGTACCTCTTCGTTCTTTGCAGTTATCTTATCACCCTTGGCATAGCGGGCAACCACACGCGTCCAGCGTGCCACCTGTGACTTGACTGAATCAGCATAGTCGCGTGGCTCCTCGAAGTCATACAGGAATTTGAGGTAGTTGCTGTACTCGATGCCGAAGTTCTTCTTGAACTTGCCGTCCTCTACAACAATGTGTTTCTCAAGGGGCGGTCGAGCGTTGGATGTAAAGTAGTGCGTAATGCCTGCAAGATCCGCAAGGTACTCCTGCTCTAGTTCAGCTGATGGTTCGTATTGGAAGCACATCATCCGGAGGTCATCCTTGCAGATGTACACTAACTCGCCATTCAATCCCAAGCCCTTCATGTAGTGGAATAACTGCAAGCGGTGGTGTTTGATGGGTTTCTCAGTCTTCTCCATCATATCCATTACAAAGGATGAGCACGACTTGATCTCAAGCACTTTCTTCTCCAGTTCTTTGTCACCGAACTTCTCGTATAGCTTCTCTGCAATGTACAGGGAGGATGCTTGGATAGATTCGGGCAGGTGCGAGGACGTGATGTCCTGCTTGGCACGTTCGATGTCGATCCGGCCTCCGGCTAAGAAGTCAAGACGACCTGATACTTTGAGCATATTAGGGTACTCAACCATTACGCGCTCCTGCGTATTGTTGATCAGCCCCGCACGTTCCAGGACGTAGCGTACTACCCATTCCACTAGGTTGCCTGCCTCGAACTTACGTAGGCTTCTCATGTTGGGTGGATTGGTGGGTGTTACAGCTTTCATCTTCAGATAGCGGTCAACAAGGGGTTGTCCGATTTCTGACGCATAGCAATAATCTCGTGGCTCTAGCGCACGTTGTTGGGAATAAACGCATTCATTCCATAGTTGTTGGAGGTTCCAATTCATTTCGTTGGATGTTAAAAAAGATTGTTTTGATTTCGTTTGGGATTTGTTTCAGCAGTCTTCCGCTTGACTGATAGTTGGGTGATACTTTGCCAATGTACTTCACGCGCTTGCCTACGATTGCATAAACGTCACGCGAATGTTTGACAACTTCATACCCATCTTTCGTTTTAAATAGCCTTGTCATTTAGATTGCAAATATAGTTATCACTTCAGTTCTCATCGTTAATCTCAATTAATTAAGACTAATTAACTCCTCTGAGAATACCTCTGCCAGCACGTCTGCAAGGTCTGCTTCTTCGGATCGGGTGAGTAGTCTCCGGAACAAACGGGCATCGATCCACCATATATTGTCGGTCTTCTCGTCGTTCATTCCACAGGCAGGGCACTTAGTGAAATGCCTGTCAGATATATATCCAACGTCAACAAGCAGTATACACCCGCATCCATTGCGTTGCAACTTCTGCGCGGTGTATACTTCTCCCTTCTTGACTACACCTTGTGAGTGGTCTTTGATGCAGATGATTTCATCTCCAGCGCGGTAGTCTATCATCATTTGTCAATGTCTTTAAGTAACCACATCATAAGGTTGTGCATGATCGTATCAATAATATGCTTCACGATGTACAAGGTTTAAGATTTTCGTATGCGCTTCATTGAACTCGGCCATAAACTCTTCCTTGGTTATGAACTGCATATTCTGATAGTTGGCATTGATCCTGTCGATTTCGCCATTCACGTCCTCAACATAGGTTTCAATCTCATCAATGTCAATAGTTCTCATGCACCCATAATTCCATATCCTAATGTCATGACCCGAGGTGGTTATCATTCCGTAGTTATACTTCCTGTCGTTACGATGCTGGTACTTAAAGTACATTGCAGTTTGGATGCGCGGCTTATCATCTTCGGTGTAATGGCCGTCATCATCAGGGTTGGATAGCTTGTAGCTATCGTAGTTAAAGTAGTGTGTCATGGTTCTTTTCTTTTAGTTCACGTTCGTAAATTGCTTGGTGTGCTATAATTTCAAAAGTCCTTTCTACGTTCTGCTCCAGTGAATCACTGAGTAGTTCGTATGCCTCCTCGTCGTCGCACTCAAATCGGTTTGTTACGTCCTTTACGTGCCACAAAGAGTCAACGTGGTATCCTGCCGATCTTAGTACGGCCTTAGCGTCCTCAATTTCCTTGAGCTCCGGCACGGGCGGTGTTAGTTTATCAAGTATGGCCGTGAGGGTTTCTATCTTGCTCTTTTGACCTTCAATTAGCAGAAGCAAGATGTCGTTATCCTCCTCGTACATACTGATGTTTCGCATTTGTTCCTCGTACTTCATTACGCTCTTCCAAGCGTTCATGATGTCGACTTGGATTTCATTGATGGCTCTATCGAGCACTTGGTCTTTACTTGTCATTAGAGTGTTGGGATTAAGTTAAACTCCTTGTTTATTACGGCCATTGCGCCTCCATCATTGCCTTCATCGTCCATGAATGGTATGATAACCGTTCCGTCGTCGAGAAGTATCACTATTGGCCTTTTAAACCAACTAAATTTCTTCATCTCTTCATCGGTCATATATCGCATTGTTACGATCTTCTTGCCTACTAGGCTCTCTTTGATCTGCTCTATAAATTCTTGCATGGTCAGTTAATTTTTAGTTGTTGTTCTTTCCACTTGGGGTAATTTGATTCGATTGCGTCATTCTCGCAGTCATACTCCTCTCCTTGATAAGAGTAAACTCCAGTCTCTTCGTCGTATTCGATGAGTTGCAGGAAATTCTCCGGTATTTGTTCGTCATCTATACTGCCGTCTGAATCTATCTTGGCCGTGCCATAGATCTGCATTCCGCACTCCTCGTACTCGCACTGCATTTCCAATCCGTACTTAGCACATAGCTTTGCAAGATCAAGTAGATTGGGAGCCCACTTGGTTTCGTAATGAAATGCCAAGCTTGTTTCGTTTGCGTGGGTTATGTCGATTGAGAAGAAGTATCCGTCCTCAATCTCGTGATCTTCCAGTGTCAGGGACGTAGCACACTGATTTGTGCGTATGTACTCCTGCCCGTCTTCTAACACTTTCTTAAATGCTTGGATGTCTTCTGCACGTCCTGTGCAATCGACAAAGTTGATACACCAATTTGGCATTGTTGTTATTGTTTTATGGTTTAACCGAAAATTACTTCTTGAAAGAATACTTGTTGCAGGATCACGTCTCCTGTTATTGCGTCTCCTGTTTCATTGATAGCGTCCATTAGATGGCGCATATCGGTTTCCTGCACCCGATCGTGAACGTCTTGCAGGGTAATGCTCTTTGATTCATCGCCCTCAAGATCCATAAGGTTGAGTTGATGGCCTTGCCTTAGTATCTGCATTAGAACGTCCTCATAGCAGATGGCTGTATCAGGAAATTGAGGTGCTCCACCTTGGCCTCCGCGCAACGTCTTAACGGCCTGCTCGTAGTGGCCTGTAAAGTAGGTTAGTCTCAAGTCGTAGCCATTCTCAATGTAGGCCAGACTATTGCATAGTGCATCGTGGAAGATGCTTTCCGATTCCTCGGGCGTTAGTAATACTTTCATAATAAATTAGTGTTTAATTATGGGCGCAATGTAGTTTGTATACACTGCGCCCGTTTGTTAATAGTTGTTAATTTTTTACTCGTAGAAGTAGCCTTGAAATTCGCAATTTTCCGGCAACTCATTGCGCCATTCCCAATCAGGAAACTCGGTGAGGTTAGGATAAAGCAATCCCCTCTGATTGGCGCACCAAGCGTTTACTGCTTCGTTCCGATCTTTCATACCATTCATTGAAGCCATCAGTTCGTAGAAGTCTACACCACCAAAGTCACCATAGCCTTCATAGTTATCCTCGGCATATACGTTCCCTTTGTTGTCGTGCATATACACTTTAAAGGTCTTGCGCCCGCTATACTTGTTTGCAATACTGCGGTGCGTGTCTTGAGTAATAAATGAATAGAATCCCATTGTGTAATAGATTTAGAGGTTAATTATGCCAGCCACAGCCACCATTGTCGTGACGTACCCAATTTTGAGAGGGTGTTGAACGTAGATGATCTTGGTAGTTAGAACGACGTGACGTTGTGCACGAACTGAACAGGAGCATGATCCATACGATTAGTCCTGCAATGGTTAGCCCTTGGGCAATAGATTGTGTGTGTTTTTTCATAGTGTTTATTTTAGAAAATCGTTATACTCGAATGTTCCGGTACTGATGTACTCCATTACTTCTGCTTTGTATGCATAGTTGATGGTTGTATCAGGCAAGAAGATCGTGAACATAGCTTTACCAGTGTCGATGTCTTCACCCTCGTAAACTATCGTCCCTTCGTCCTGCATTTCAAGGAATCGCATTTCTGCGGTGTGTTGGTGGGCAATGATCATTGCCGCGAAAAATAGAATTTTCATCTTGTTGTTGGTTTGTGTTATCGTATTACTCGTTTGCGTAGTGCGTCTTGGAAGCACTTGTCGTTTACTGCTTCTTGGATAGTAGAATACCCTCTGCCGTAAGTATTGTGCTTGCTTGTGTCTATCGGGTATGGTATGTACTCTAGGTGCGTTCCAAATTCTTCTCTGAGCCCGTATTCATTTGCTTTCCGCTCGGTTATTGCTCTAACTTCGATATTTACGAGGCTCTCGTGGTGTGCATAGCAACTTACGCTCTCGTGCCTGATTTGCAGGCAAGGCATATCGTGCTTGCTTATATGTTGCCCGTAGTGTTCGATTTGTACATAGTCTGGCAAGTCCTGCTCTAATTCGTAGATGATCCTCCACATTTCAGTAAAGGCCGTTTTTCGCCATGCTTTTTGATCTTCTTCCGATAGTTGCTTCCATTCCTTGTTGGCTCTTGTTTCCTCCTGTAATGAGGCTACATTGATTAGATTGAAGCCCTTTCGGGTGTTGCTTGATGCGTTGATGCGCTCGAACTCAGCTCTAAGCGAGTCGATGATAGATTGTTGTTGCTTTGTCATTGTATTAAAATTTAGAACAGGGGGCGGAATCGAACCGCCCGTGCTCCAAGCCCTGTTTAACTACATTAGTTTTACTGCTGCCTCCAGTCCTTCGGGGTTTGCTCCGGCATAGAGTAAGGCCAATGCCATTACTTTGTAATGCTCGGGGCGGTAGGATAAGATCCTGAAATAGTCGCCGTAGTACTTCTGCGTGGTCGGCGTGCGCTCGTGTATCTCATCCAACATTGGGCGAAGTGTTTCTGCCATATTGATTACTATCTGCTTTAATTCGGGGCTCAAGCCCTCTACAAATGATTGTGCTTTAGTCATTGCTTTATTGATTAGTTGTTGTACACTGCAAAGAATTTGCTCCTGTTGATTGTGCTCCCGTACACTTTCCAGTTGTTGCGCGTCAGGGCGTTGATTATCTCGCCTCCGCTAGTTTCTTGGTGCACCTGAAACTCAAAACAGGGTTGGCCTAGGGCGTTTTTAGTTAGTGTTCCGATATTGGATAGGTTACAATTTTGCTCAAAGAATCTATTGTAATACTTTGTGCAGTTCGCTTTTTGTTGTGTGGTCATAGCTATATGAATTTTTCAATTATGTATCCTTTGATGGCTTGCAAGCTTGTTGCGTAGAAATAACCCGTGTGCTCGGGGTTGCGGCCTGTGATGCCCACTAAATACTTGTCTTTTTCATACATACTGCCTTTTCTGAATTGCGCGGGCTCAATGCGAATGGTTAGGATGCGCCCGCTATGCACTATGTCATAGCCAATGCGCTTGATTCTCTGACCTTGTGCGCGGTAGTTAATTGGGTACAATCTAAACTCGTTAGTGTACTTTTCGTTGAGTGTTTCAACGGCCTGTTCTAGGTGTTTGCTGATTTTCATTGTATGAACTATTTGAGGTTTGTTAGTATTTGCTCGCGTGTGTATTCTGATTTGATGCACCGGTATAGGTTCGCGTCCGTGCTGATCAACTCCAGTAGCTTGTTGAGTAGTTCTGCTCGCTTGTAACTTCCAAACAGGGCGAACGGGCTTGTGTGGCCTGCTATCATCCCAATGAAGTACTGAACCGCGAACTTGTCGCACTTCTTTTGATTGCTGACGTACTTTGTGAAAGCTTCGCGCACTTGTTGCGGTGTGTAGTCGCTCAATGTTGTGATTGTCTCCATGCTGTTTTTGTGTGTTGGTTTGTAAAAAAAAACGGGGCAGGGATGAACCCGCCCGCGTTTCGTGGTTGTTTAGCAGATTGTGAAAACTTCGTAACCGCGCTTCTCGAACTCCTCGCGCACTTGGCCGTTTCCAGGGCGTAACACTTCGCACTCGATGCCGCATTGCTTGAAGCACTGCCAAACGGCCTGACTCAATTTGTCGTAGCCATACCCGCCCGCGCGGCCTGTGATGGTATAATCTAGCCCTAAGCCCTCGAGAGAGCCCGCAAAGATTATGACGGAAGCAGTACACACTGACCCGTTGGGGTTGTCGCTCCAGTTCGCAATGATCCGCCCCGCGGGCTTGCCGTTAAATAGTAGAGCGGTGGCGGTTGTGCCTTTTACGTGCTTGAGGTCGTTAACTTGTTTCATGATGGATTGATTTTTTGTTGTTTATAGTGAAATGAATTGTTTACTAGTTGTGAGGCGTGCGAACTTGCGGCCGTCCTGCTCGGGCTGTCCGTTTACTTGCCAAGTCGGGCACACTCGCGGGTTAAACCTTACAGGCGTGCCGGCAGTGTTTGAGCCCTTGGGCAATACGTCGAAGCTTTCAAACGATACCCACGCGCACCGCGCTTTATCTCCGCCTTTGTAAATTTTGAGGCTTGCGGCCTTCTGATTGTGTAACGTGCAAGAGTGCAACACAAGGTCAACGCTCAACGGGTCGAAGTAGAGAACTTCGCCGTTGTCGGCCTTTATTTGCCAATGCTGGAAATGTTTGCCGCGTGCTAGGTGGAATGCTATTTTATAGGCCATTTGTCTAATTTTTCGCTAATATAAGGCACTATATAAAAAAGTCAATAGTTTAAGCTAATTTATACTCATTCTAAATAAGAA